GTAGGTTTTCTTCAAGGATTGGCAGGGTAACCGAGCGCCCTTATTTTTCTACATCACCGGTTGAGTGTTACCGCATCAATACTACAGTGGTCATCTGTGGCTTGACTCGCTGGTTATTGGATTAATAACCCCCGTCCTCTAATCGGGTTATGAGGCTGGACAACGCAGTACAGTTGTTGACGTGGGCCAAAGGCTCAACCCACAATCTAACCGAGAAATCACCATGGCTACAATATACGAGATACAGACTTCAAACGAATTAGTGGATAGCGCCACTAGGTTACTCACATATACTGTACCTACTCTTGCTATTGCCGGTTACTGTTGGTGGACGGGAAGCACCAGGGTTAGTGGTGCTCAGGATAAGATCGCGCGAAACCTCTCTTACGGGGTAGACCAGGGCGATACCAACTTGGAGGCGATTACAACTGTTGTAATCAAGGACGGGGAGGCCACGCGCAAGATACGTCGGAATAGGAGGATGCCTTATGTCTCCTTTCTCGTCGCTACTATACGTGGTGCTCATCTGGAGCAGTGTTCACGCACTGAATCTAATGAGCTGGTTTTTGGTAGGCATGCCAGGTCCTTGATGGCCGAGCACAGACTGAGACCCACTGATGCTGCTCGCGTTTTGCCGCTTGCAGCTGCCCTGTTCTTTGATCACAGGAGTGTAGATCAAATAGATGCTGTGGCCATAACACAATCAGCATCTTTTAAATCCTCAAGACGTGCGTACTCCGCTAAATACGTGTCTTGGGGTTGGGCTGATTCCCTTTTGGGAACTGCCTAGGATGGCCCTGTTAAGCTCCACGGGATGGACTCTGAGCCATCTAAAGCACCTGCTGCTTTGGATGGGTTCGGCCGACCTCGGATGGTTGGAGCTAAACGGTGGGTCGCCCGAAGGGACTGTAGAACTATATCACAGGTAGGGAGGCTTGCGCCCTATTCTCGTGCTACGGTCCATAATTCGACGATGGTTAATCTCGAACGGGCTCTTAAGGAGCGGGTGTATTTCGTTAAGGGTGCGAATGGTGAGTTCGTGCCACCACCCAGTCCGATCAGTGGTGCCTTCGATGATTGCGACCCCATTTTTGGGGAAGTCTCTCGCAGGTGTGCTAGGTTCCCTTCCTTGACCTTGGATTCGTTTCCAAGACGCTACAAGGACGCGAAGAAGCGCACTATGTATGAGGGAGCTGTAGAAACTTTACATTCTACGCCAATCAATAAGAAGGATGCACACATTACTGGCTTTGTCAAGGCTGATAAGCTCAACTTGATACAGAAGTTGGACCCCGTTCCTCGCCTCATATCGTCCTATGGGGCAAGGTACGTCGTTTCGTTAGGTAGGCACTATGCACATCGAGAGCATAGTTTCATTAGGGCATTGGACAAGACGTGGGGTAATAGGGTTGTATGTAAGGGACTGAATTCTAGGAGACGTGGCGAATTGATTGCTTCTAAGTGGGGCAGTTTCCGGAAACCATGTGCTTTGATGGCCGATGCAAGTCGGTTCGATCAGCACGTGTCAATGGAAGCGTTAGAGAAAGAGTTTGCTTTCTATCTAACGTTAGGGACCTGCCCAGCGGAAAGGAAGGAGATGGAGTTCTTATTGAACCTCCAACTGATAGGGGATGGCATTGGGTTGGCGGAAGACGGCAGGGTTAAGTTCAAAACACACGGTGGTAGAAAGTCTGGCGTTCCCAATACTGGGGGCGGTAATACCCTGCTGATGTGTGTTATGTTCTTGGCTTACGTTAGGTCACTCAACCTTAAATGCGAGTTTGTTAATGATGGTGATGATTGCGTACTCATAATGGAACAGGAAGATCGAGAGCGTGTTGAGGCTAGTATTCAAGGTTACTTCTTGGATAAAGGTTTTACCATGGTTATCGAGAAGGCCGTGTTCGAGCTTGAACACATAGTTTTTTGCCAGGGCTCACCAGTTTGGACACCTACGGGTTACATCATGGTTCGCAGGCCACAAACTTCCCTAGTTAAGGATACTATCAGTTTGGATAAGTTTGAGAGTGAACGACATTGGAAAAGATGGATGGCGTCAGTGGCTGATTGTGGTTTGAGTCTTGCCGGTGGGATACCTGTTGTTCAGGAGTTCTACCAGTGTCTCGGGCGCTCAGCCGCTGGTGCCAAACGTTTTGACCGGGGCCCCGGTGGGGGCCTCGAACACCTTTCTCGTGGGATGAAGAGGTGTTATTCGGGCATACATGAGCGTACTAGGTACTCCTTTTGGTTGGCTTTTGGAATAACACCGTCTGAACAGTTGGCTGCTGAGCGTCAGTATGCCGACGTTAATCTCACTTATGGTAGTAATTTGCTTGTCAACGAGAGTTTGGTTTTTAGTTCTTGTATATAGTTACGGTGGTTCGTTTAGAGACCCGACCTGTCACATGTCGTTAAACTGGGCATTGGGTTGTCAGGATAATCGCCCAAAACGGTGGGATTCAAAGTTCCTTAATATTTCCGTGCTAAACAAAATGCCGAGAGACTGCACGGCGCGGCTAGCTGGGTACTGCCCTCTAGTTCCTGATGATGTACAGTCCCGTTGTTGTGGCGGGATCCAATACACACAACAAACGATTTAGATATGCCTAATACTATTAAACCAAAACAGACCAGGTCTGTCCAGAACCATTCTTTCAGAGGTTGCCGCGAGGGTCTTCTCGTCGTGGCACCTGGTGCCACTCCCGGCGTCGTCATTTCCTCCATCACTACTGATGGAACCGGTATCACCAACAATGCTTGGGTGCTATGCCCCGTTGGACTCACGTCTGCGCTGCGTAATAGTACTTCTTACACAGCTGGTACTACTGGCAATGTCGTTGGACCCCCTTTGCGGGGATTGTGGAATAAGGCCGTTGACTTCCAGTGGTTTCGCGTCACCCGTGCCAAGTTTGTCTTCACGGGTGCCATCGGTTCGACCGCCACTGGTAGCATTACTCTTGCTGCATACACTGATCCTGCTGATGTTTCTCGCATAACTTACTCTACTTACGTAAGTGGTTCTAGTACCAAGACTTTTGACTTGGCTAGCGCCTCTTCTGGTAGGGAACTCAGTGTCAATGTACCAGTCGATAGTTCTTGGAAGCGAGTTAGTTCGCTCTTGTCTGTCCCTGGTAACACTTACCCTTTTGCAGCGGTTGATGCCACATCGGTTGCTAATGTTAATACTGTTGCTGATCTCTCTTTCGGAGCAGTCACACTTAATGTAGCCGGTGCCCCCTTTACCACTTTCCTTGGTAATGCGTTCCTGGATTACGACGTTGAGTTTAGGGGAGTCATCGACTCCGCCCTTAACGGATAGGTAGTTTCATATTTTGCGTTTATGACTCACACGAGGATAACTGAAAATTCTAGGTGGTCAGCATGGAGTACTGACTCTGTTGCACCTAGGAGACCTGCTAAGAGGTCTATAAAAGGCAGAGTTAGATCTGTTCTTGAGGGGGTAAGACAATACTGGCGATCTACCTTCAATAATCCCAGAAAAACAATCGAAAATGTCACACGTATACAAAATAGGGGTCCAATTTCAGCAGAGACTGTTCTGGTTTTGCACCCAGACGGTAGTACAAGCATCTGCGTTTAATTAAAGTTTGTACATCCTCACTAACGTGCTAGTTGTGAGTGTTACCAGGTCAACGGTTTAGCAACCGATGGGCGACCTTGGGTAGTTGTTAGCGCCATCTAACTGTTTC